TGTGTAATATCAGGTAAAGACCCTGTGGGACTCAGTGAAAGGATTGAATCTGCAATTCAACAGTTTCCCCACCTTGATATGAAAGACCTTCAGATGAAGTTGGAGAAGGATGTTGGTATTTGGATTACATATGTCTATGAGGATGACAACATAAATACAATTGACTTTCCTATTGGATGGTCAGCGGGTAACACCGCTATGCACCTTGCATGTCAGCAGGGTGCAACAGAGATTTATATATTGGGGTTTGACCTATCATCATATGATGAACCGTTGAACAACATATATAAAGGGACAGATAATTATCTGCCCAGTGATGCAAGAGGTTTTAATCCAGTGAACTGGCAGAACCAAATGCAAACTGTTTTTAGAGAGTTCAAGGATGTTCAGTTTTCTTGGGTAGATGCCAAAGAGGAATTTATTCAAGAAAATAATCTAAGTTACTTGACAAAAGCAGATTTTTGTGATAAAGTACATATCTAAACATACGAAACATATATTTACATAAGGAGAATACATATGTCGTTAAGTTCACTCAAGAAGTCCAATTCGTTGGACAAACTGCTCGGTGCAGTCCAAGCAGAAAACGCCCCCCAAGATAAGAAGTCCTATCAGGATGACCGCCTCTGGAAGCCCGTAATGGATAAGACCGGCAACGGTTATGCTGTTATTCGTTTCCTACCCGCAGTAGAGGGTGAGGATATGCCTTGGGCAAAGGTCTGGAACCATGCGTTTCAAGGCCCTACTGGACAGTGGTATATTGAGAACTCTCTCACTACCATTGGACAGAATGATCCCGTATCAGAGATGAACTCTGCATATTGGAACTCTGGTGTTGAGTCTGACAAGGAGATTGCTCGTCGTCAGAAGCGTAAGTTGCAGTATTTCGCCAACATCTATGTTGTTGAAGACCCTGCTAATCCTCAGAACGAGGGTAAGGTTATGCTCTATCGCTTCGGTAAGAAAATCTTTGACAAGTGCATGGAAGCAATGCAACCAGCATTCAAGGATGAAACTCCTGTCAATCCCTTTGACTTCTGGGAAGGTGCGAACTTCAAGTTGAAGATTCGTAAGGTAGACGGTTATTGGAACTATGATAAGTCAGAGTTCGAAGGCCCATCTGCTTTGTTTGATGATGATGACAAGCTTGAGGAGACATGGAAGACGCAGTATGCTCTATCAGAGTTTACTGGAGAGTCTAACTTCAAGTCCTACGATGAACTCAAGAAGCGTTTGGATATGGTTCTTGCAGGGACTACCACAGTAGGTAAGGCAGCAGAGGTGATGGAAGATGCACCTTGGGCTGAACCAAAGGTGGATACGCTTACTATTGGTACACCAACTATTACTGTTTCAGATAGTGGTGGGGACACAATGTCCTACTTTGAAAAGTTGGCAAACGAGTAAGAGAAAGGGGTGCTGGAAACAGCACCCCTTTTTACATATCCAGACCTGAGCCAGCAGCATTAATATTAAGTCTGCCAAACTTGTTATTGACGAGTGAACTGTTGCCACTTTGACCTGTAGTAGTGACACTTGATGATTGTCTTGCATCAACAATATTAGTTGGTCCTGCCGCTGTTGATTGCTGTTTAGCTAACTCTGCTTGTTGCTTTGACTTTTCCATCTTCTCAACTATTGATGCGCTTTCTTTATATTGAGATGGTTTTATTTTCTGTGACTCAAGATTGTTTCTCGTCATTTCTTCTTTATATTTTGCTGCTCGATAATTCGCCTCTTGTTGAGTTTCCCCCTTTGAGCGATAGGCTTGACCCGTTTTTGAATCGACCAAATTTGACATTGTTTGCTCGATATCCGCCTTCTGTGCTTTGGACATGGCTTGACTGCGTTCAGATAGTTGTTGTAATTTTGTTTCTCTCTTTGCCTTTGCATCTTCGGGTGATTCATCTGATCCACCAAACAATCCCGAAAATGCTCTCCCTACTAATCCACCGGCTTTTTTAATCATACCGCCAATATACCCAGAGAAATCAAAATCAAACAACATCTTGAAGAAATCAACAACACTATCAATAAGACTCGTGACACTATCTGCTATAAACTGTATAGGATCAATATCCCCTACTTTCTTAGCAAACTCTTTGAACCCAAACAAGTCTGCTACGAATGCCACCAGTTTTAAGAATAGTGCTGGGATCGCACCCAGCAGAACACCAATAAACTTACCTATTGCAACCTTAATTGCTTCACCGATACTACCAGTTTCATCCAGTGTCTTTCTAAAGTCTTGGAACGCTTCATATAGGCCATATAGGACAAGAGCAACTGCTGCAGCAATTGCAATAACTGGTAATAGTGGAACCATAAATGCAGTTATCGCTGGTAACATTGTCCCCAACATAAATGTTTGAACTGCAATAAACGCAAGCTTAATCTTATTTGCAATTGAAGCAAATTGCGCTACTACTCCACCAACCATCCCTTGTATTGCAGGCAACATGGTTTTTAACGCAAATACTTGAACTGCAATAAATGCATTTTTAATGAGCAAGGCTGCATCCTTGAATTTCCCTACTACTCCACCAATCATACCCTTCACGTTTTCTAACATGGTGACAAGCATAAATGTTTTAACTGCAATAAACGCATTTTTAACCTGATTTGCAATTTTGATAAATTTTACAATAGCAACGGCACCAACGATACTAGCAATAGCAATTCCAATTTCTGTAAGGTATGGGAGTATTTCTTCTTGGATAAACTTTGTCATATCCTTAAAGGTATCACTTTGCAGAAACTTACCAAGAGCAATCAGTAATCCACCAATAGCAAGAGTAGAGAGAAGTGCCATACCACCTAATGCAGCAGTCTTCAACCCCTTCTTACCCATCTCAAATAGACCTTTGATTCCTGCCGCAATTTTACCCAGACGGGAAGCATTATTTTTTGCATCGTTTCGAGCATCTTCTCTTATTTGTTTTTTAGCAGCAGGAGATGTTGCATCTTCAAGGCGTTGTGCGTAGTCTTCTTTTCGTGCCTCATAACTTAATTTTTGAAACTCTTTATTGTCCTCTGCAATCTTACCCTGCGATTCTAATTCTGCTTTGAGTGCAATTGCCTGACCAGCAGATGATTCTGCCATTGCTGCTTGTTGAACTTCCCTGTCCTTAATATCTTTTCTTAAATCTTTTAATTCTTGTATTGCATCTAAATCAGCACGGGTTTTCGCATTACCCTTTTTATTTGCAATAGTTTGTTGTTTTTTTAAAGCTGCAAGTTTTCTCTTCTCTGCCAACGCAGCATTTTTCGCCGCTCGTTCATTTGTTTTTTGCAGCTTTGCTAATACATCGGGAAGTTTAGCAATAATTTCATCATTCGTGGCCATGACTTATTCCTTATTTCTTAGGTTTGCTAAGTGCTTGTGCGCCAAAGAACGCTGCGACTATACCAGCAACCGCAATGAAGTATACTCCCGCCATATCACCAAGAATCTTTGCTGCTTGATCCATATTGAAGACTGTTGCAAGGACTACGATAACAGGATATAACAACATACCACCAAGGGAGTACCATGCCATAGTGCGTTGTGCATCACGCATTGCGTCTGCATCCTCAAGTTCTTTGCGTTTGAACTCTAAGAACATATCATGTTCATCTTTGGATACATCACCATCACCATTCGTATCTGCTGGATGATGACCTGATGCTTTAATTTCTTCTTCGCCCATTTGATTAACTCCTATTTTTTCTTTCTTGTTTTTCGTACTCCGCTTTCTCATCCTCTAGATGTTTCACTAACATACCAACATAGATTTCTCGTTCCCAAGGTAGCATATTCTCTAATTCAGTTAAACTCCAATTATGATGTTGTATCATTCCAAAGTTTGTTTTGTAGTAATTTACTATGCTGTCATGAGACAGCGCTATTCCAAAAAACTCTCAAGTCCCTCCAATAATATCTCGCCCTTCTTTTTGGTCTTAGGATTAACTACATCAATGATGTGTCTCACCTTCGGCATTGTCTCAAAGAATTTTAGAACATCCTCCATCTGTGTACTATTCATAGAATCAATAAATTCAACAATTTCATCCTGAGTCATATCAATTCTATTAATCACTTCTTCGCCCGATGTAATTGTCTCAACACACTCAACAACCAAAATCAATGTTTTTTCAAAATCACTTAGTTCACTTGCCATCCCCTGCAAATCTTTAAGTCTTGGATATCGAAAATGAATACTGATACCATCTGTTATTTCAATGTCCTGATTATGTTCTAAACTCATCTGGACTTGAATATCATCAACATTTACTTCGATTTCAACTTGTGTTTCATTGTCATCTGGACAAGTAACATTCAAAGTTATCTTAGAACCAACAGACTTTGCTCTCAACTGTAAGAATACATACTCAATATCAAACATAGGACTTAGGTTTGCATCTACAGAACCAAATGTACATCCATCTACCAGTTGTCCCACAGCAGAAGCAATCTGAGATTCTTCACCAGATTCTTGAGCGATCATCAAAATCTTTTGCTCTTTGACCAAGAATGGTCTAAATTTAATTTCCTCCTGTGTTGATGGTAGTATTAGTGTGTACTCAGAAGTTTGTAGTTTAGGTAACGCCATAATATTTCATCCTTTATCATACTCTGATTAACCGAGTCTGCCTAACACCTTCGGTATGTTCGCATTAATTGATCTTTCTGCACCTGTGATTATTGTATCAAGAACCTTCTCCATAAGGTTGGGTGGTTGGTTTGTAATGTCAAGTGTCTCCCAATATCTATACTGCATGGTAATAGGTATCTTTACAATGTCACCTGCTGGACCCGCATCAAAGGGTGATGGACCAATCTCTTTTGGGAAGCACTCTCTAAGTCTAATCCCGTATCGTCTTGCATCTTGCACATCTAGAACATAAATATCGATGTCCTTGATGTAATCTTTATAATACTTGACATTCCATGTTCCTTTATCCCAAGCTTCTTCTTGCCAACTCTCAAAGAATACCCTTTCCTCTAGGTCACTACTTGCTTGAAAGGTCATAGAGAGTGTACCACCAAATGTAATACCGTCAACAATCTCTGGGGCAATACCATACATGTTGCTGTCTACTGATGTATTGAGTGACCTGCCGGGCAAGTCAAGAGATTCACATCGCATAGATACTTTTCTTGCATTCCCTTCGCCGGGCGATGTGATAATAACCTCATATCGACTTGGGAGTGCATATCCATTTTCACCGTGAAACTCTGACAGGAAATTGTTGATTACTCCAAATGCGGTTGATTCTACAAAACTTGCTAGTGTTGCCATTAGATCATTGCCCTCGATTCTTTCCATACCTCTGATGCAGATGCCTTCTTGAACCTCTGCACTGGTAGTAGAGTTGCAATCGTAAATTCGTCTGCATCAATTCTACGAAACTGTGACTTGGTTTGTCCAGCAAGATATTTGTGTATGGTTGGTCTGATAAGTCGAACACCCTTTAACTTCTGGTAATCAACAATAAGTCTTGTCGTATAATCAAATTCAGTATTGTTAGAGAAATCTACCAAACGGTCAAGTAACTTGATCCTCAGTGGAATAGGTAGGTAGTGAAAATTGATACCAAGAAACCCGTCTGGATATGTCTCTAGTGGCAGTACCAGTGGGAATGTATCATAGTATGGTAGGGTCTTCTTGAACTTTGGGTCATACATGAACATATTCAATTTACCATAGAACGGCTTGTTGTTCCTCTTACCATCCCGTAAGAGGTCAAGTGAACTTGGTGTGCCCAATTCTTTGATCTTTTCTCTATACCATGCAGTTGACTTTGGGCGACCTTTCGCCTCATCCTTAACTGCTTGCATGTATTTACTAATTGCCATATATCTATTTATACGAAATACCTAGATGATCTTCTGTTAGAATCTTGAATTCCATACCATTATCTGCACACCATTCCGTTGCATATCGCCACTTAGCATCGTTCACACCATAGGTTATAACCTCGTTCATCCATCGTCTGGTGCGTTTTTTGGGTTCCTTGGGTGGTTTGCACTGCACCTTGGGTTTAACCTCTATGATCATCTTCTTGATTTGACCATCAGCCTGTTTGACCTTGATGTAGAAATCTGGAAAGTATCTGTGCATCCGTCCATCCTTGGGTGATAAATAGGGTATAATGATCTCTTCACTACCCCATTCAATTATGGAAGTGCTGTTGTCACAGTATACCATAAACTTACGTTCCCAGAGAGAACGATAAACTATGTTCTGTGGATTACCCTTATATTTTTTGGGTTTGGTTGGTGTGTATCGACCTTTATATGACATGTGTTATAAATAGTTTCATCAGTGTATAAGGATATTTAGACATGGCATTAAGAGACGCTTTCGTAAACATTGCAAAGAACGCAGCGGCTAGTGCTGCATCAGGTTTGGTCAGTGGAGTTGCTAGTAGTCTAAGATCAGGGTTGGGTGGTTCATCTGCCAGTTCTGCGTCTAGTCCTCTAAAATCTAATTTTGCTCCAAAAGAAACACTGCTTCTATATCCATCTGATGTTGGTATTAATATGCACCAAGCAAGTTATATCCTGTTTGCTCGTCATTCTATGTCGGGTGCAAAGGTGAAACCAGTACGGGTGAAGGGTGCAAAGGTGAAACCAGTTTATAAGAAGGATGAAAAAGGTGAAAAGACAATAGATAAGAAGGCAACAGCCGCCAGACAGAACGAGGCTGATCAACTGGCCAGTGAAATAGCTCAAGGAAATCAAGCAGGTCGAGGCGGTGCTGGTGCGGGTGGCGCAAGTACATCACTAACATTGCAGCGCAGGAATATTCAAAAAACTGGAACCGCTATCGGATTGTATATGCCGCCATCTGTCAATGTCAGTTACAATATGGATTACAGTGAGGGTGAAATTGGTGTGATGGGTGAAGCTCTCTATGGACTGTTTAAGGATTATCAAGCCGGAAAACTCGGCATGGATTCCATTAATAATGCAGCTGGTACAGCAGGAACAGGTCTTGAGAAAATGGGTGTGGGTATGATTGACAAAGTTATTCCCGGCGCAAAGGATTTGTATGCAATTGAACAGGGTGCAATTATTACCCCCAGAACAGAGATGATGTTTAGGGGCACTGGTAGAAGGTCATTTTCCTTTTCTTTCACATTCATTCCCAAGAGTGCTGAAGAAACACAAATAGTCCATAAAATTATAAAAGAATTTAAAATTGGCATGTCACCCACATTTAAAACTTCGGGTAGCACAAGAGAGATGACAATTCCTGATGTATTCTCGATTCAATACATGCACATAAATGGTCCAAATAATTATATCAATAAGATTGGTAAATGTTATTTAAAGACAATGGATGTATCGTATGGTGGCGATAAGTTTGTAACATATAATGCTGACAAAGAAGGTGCGCCACCACAGAAAACAACCATTAGCCTATCCTTTCAAGAACTTGAAATTATGGATAGAACTTTGGTGGAGGCTGGGTACTAAGATGTATTTTTCTCTATTTCCCACGATTTTCTACGACGCTGTTGGTAATGGTGATGACAAAATAGTCACGCACCTACTCAAACGTGTTGCAGTACACAGTAAAGCAAGTGAAACCGTAGCTCTATTTGACACCTATGATGTTAGGAACGGCGAGACACCAGAGATGATTGCACATAAGTATTATGACGATGCAGAGTATCACTGGGTTGTTCTGTTGGTCAATAACATCACGGACAGGTATCACCAGTGGCCCATGAACACTCGACAGTTCCTTTCACACCTTGCTGAGAGGTATGACAATGTGGATGCAACACACCACTATGAAATTAATCAGGTGTCAGGTAATACCAATGTCAAAATCAATATTGGAACTAGCAATGTAGATATAGATGGTAATACGATTGCAGATGCAACACTGGTTACAAACAGAGAATATGAAGAGGAAAAACAGGACGTACTCAGGAAGATACGATTGTTGGACCCAGAATATTTGGAACAGTTTGTAGAGGAATTTGAGAGATTGGTTTCTGAGACAGAGGATTAATTGAGTGGCACAAAATGAACTTAGAAGTGGTGGTGAGTTTAACATTATCCAATGTGATTTGGTCTTGACTACAGGCAAGGTAGTTGGACTCAAGGCGTCTATTATGGGACTTACAATATTTGAGGGAATAGACCAACTTACCGTAACAGGGACTATGACAATTCAAGATGCTTTCAACCTAACATCCTTCGGTCCTATCATTGGACAAGAATACCTTAGACTTAAAATTGCAACACCAAATTTAAAGGGTGGTGAGAATACAATTGACTACTCATCAAACCCCTTTGTGGTTACAAGTATTGATGATAGGGTTGACATTGGTAATGGTGTTCAAGCCACCACTTTGACATTCTGTTCAAGAGAATTTGTGATCAATCAAAGAGCCAGAGTTAAGAGAACTTTGGTTGGGTCATACTCAGATATCGTTCAAGTAATGGTAGAAAAAGACCTAGACAGCGATAAAAAACTGTACATTGAACCTAGTGCTGACAATAAAAAGATTATTTCACCAAATGTAAAACCTTTTGATGTTATAGCAATAGCAACAAAGAATGCTGTGTCAGAGAAATTCAATCAATCAACATATTTCTTTTGGGAAAGTACATCTGGATTTAATTTCAGAACTCTTGGGGATATGTATTCTCAAACACCTGTCATGTCATATTTAAGCAGTACAGCAGGAACACGAACTAAAAATGGTGTAAGAGATATCTTGGCAGAGTTGTCTGCGATTGAAGGTTACAGAATAAGCGGCTCTCCTGATACGGTGTGGAATTATGCGACAGGTATATTTTCATCTGAATTGATCGTCCACGATATCATCTCCAAAAGTTACCAAAAACATATATATAACTATAATGAAAGTTTTTCAGAAGAACAACACCTTGGAACAAAACCCCTTGCAATCAATGACCCCGATGGAATCAGTGTATCATCCTTTCCATCCAAACAGTATCTAAAACCTACTGTGGGTGTCGGCACAGATCAGAGTTTTAATGATGAATTTTACCAGTATTCATATGGAACAAACAAGTTGGAATTAATGCAGGCAAGAAAATCACAATTATCAATGATGGAATCCGCACTACAGTTGAGTATCGATGTTGTCGGTACTACTATTGTCAAAGCTGGAGACATTGTAAAGATTACAATTCCTAGTGTCTCAGCGGTCAAGACCACCAAAAACGAAACAGAAGATATGCTGTATAACGGTAATTTCCTTATCAGGTCTTTACGGCATGATTTTGATATTGTTAACAGCAAACACAGAATGTCCATGAACGTCACCAAAGACGCTATGGGTAAATAACATAAGGAGAAGTCCATTTCTAACACCTCTATATCCACACATCAACAGCGAAAGGAACTAAAAATGGCTAAGTCCAAGAACCGCATTAAGAAGATGACATTCCAAACACAAGAGCGCACATTAGATTGCACTCCACTTTCAGACAATGATAAATATATTATAGAGATGGCCGGATATAGAAGAGAAGGACGAACAACCAATGAGGACATACAGCGAACTACAGGAAGGTCTACAAGACCCCAATATATTTAAAGCATTCTTCCTTGCGGGTGGTCCGGGCAGCGGTAAATCATACGTTGTCCGGTACACCACTGGCGGTACAGGATTGCGTGTGGTAAACTCTGATGACGTGTTTGAGAAGTATCTCAAGGACGCTGGCCTCTCAATGAAGATGCCCCCAGAGGAATGGGAAGAAAATCAGAGAGAGCGGGAGCGGGCAAAGAAAGTCACTGCTGCTCGCCAAAAGAACTATGTCGAAGGACGTATCGGTATGGTCATTGACGGTACTGGTGCAAAGTACGACAAGATTCGACAACAGAAGGCAGACCTAGAAGCACTAGGGTATGACTGCCACATGATATTCGTCAATACCTCAATTGACGTAGCACTTGAACGTAATGCCAAGCGTGAGCGCACTGTACCAGAGGATACCGCCATCACCCTTTACAACGCAGTACAGGGCAATATCGGTAAGTTCAACTCCCTGTTCAGGGGCACTATGGTTATCGTTGATAATAACAAATTTGATGACGATATTGAGAAGATAACCTTCAAGGAAGTCAAACGTCTGCTGGGTAAGAAGGTTCGAAACCCCCGTGCCAAGCAGTGGATTGAGATGGAGATGAAGAATCGAGGTATTACCAAGGCACCATCAAGGCGGAATATTGGTTCTGGTGGTGGTCAGAACCGTAAGGCATCCCCCCTTCCCGGCTCTCGTGGATTTAAGACAAAAATGGGTCGAAAAAGAGGTGATTTTTCAAAATAGTTCTTGACATATCCTGATCTATGGTCTATACTAAGGTATAAACTGAGAAAAAGGAAGACAGATGACCACGATTACACCAGAACTCAAGACCTTCATGGAATTCCTTTGGGGTTCCATTGGCAACTTCATCGATACGCCCCTTGGTAGGGGTCGCATTGAGAATGTCCGTACCAAAGCGGGTATTGACCTTGAAGTGATGGTCAAAATCCCCAACATTGACGGTTTCACCCTGTTCGACGGAATGACGCTATTTGAAATGGAGCGTGTATAATGATCCTGACCCTCAAGGGTATCACCAACAAGGGTAAGAACCGTATTCGGGAACACGGAGACAAGTGGGAAGTCCTAAAGCTTCCCCCCGGCGTTCTGGATATGACCCCAAAACCCTCATTACCCCCCATAAAATCACTGAAAACTGGTGAGTGGCGATGGCTAGATGATGTGAATTTTTCTTGGATTCCGAGTCGATTTTAGTTGACAGAACCCTTTTCGTGTGGTATACTTAGGTATAATCGGAAATCAAGAGGTTACAAATGGTTGACAGAATTACGATGAACAAGGGTGTTGCTCTTGGATACGGTAATCTAGACGATCTAGAGCTCGTTGGTCGTGCCTTTGGGTACGATATCTACGTTGATAAAGTTGAAAGTACATATAACGATATTTGGGTCTATGACCGCAATGTGACCAAACGAGTTCGTACTCTCTATGGTGACATGGAAACTCGCTATCGGATTGCTGCAAGGGTTGAGTTATCCAAGGAACGTGGAGCATGGCATGTTGACCTACTCAGCGTCGATAGCCGGTACAAGGGTAATAACCTTGCCATCAAGATTTACAAGTTTCTCATGAGAAAGATGGATATCACACTCAAGGCAGGAACCAGCCAGTCTGCTGGTGGACGGTATGTCTGGAACAAACTGTCCAAGACCCCCGGCGTTGTAGTCTATGCCAAGAAATCGCCCTATTCCAAGGTATTTGACTTCCCCAAGACAGGGAATCGTGAGTTGATCGGCAAGGTGTTCGACCTGTATGACAGCGATGCAGAAATATTCGCTGTTGCGGGCTAAATTAGCTATTGACAAATCATATTCCACATGGTAATATGGTACATAAGATGAGAAACAAAGAGGTTGTTATGAAGAAACGATATATGGAAAGCACGGAACGGAGTCGTCGGGTTACCCCACGCATGATGGAATATCTCCGTTGTGTTATTGACACGCCTACTGTTGGTGCTTTGGGTAAAGACAATGGTAAAGCACCAGATGATACCATTGGTATCAAGATGAGTGTCTGTAGGGAGCGGGTGGCGGACTATCGGCGTGCTTTTGAGAGGTTTACCAAGGAAGAAGTTCTGGAGTTGTGTGAAGAAATTATGAAGGAAGCAGCCTAAATTAGCTATTGACAAATCCTATTCCACATGGTAATATAAGACATAATCGGAAAACAGAGAGAAAGATACGAAATGGCATATGTAAGCAAAGAAGACAAGAAGACCCTCGCCCCTGCGATCAAGAAGGTTCTTGCCGAATACGGTGTGAAGGGGACCATCAAGGTCAACAACTACAGCACTCTGGTTGTGACGCTTCGGAAGGTTCCTGATGGACTCTTCACTGCGAAAGACATTGCGAATGGTGTGAATGTCTACCACATTGATAATTTCTTCGAAGGAACTGCCAAGAAGTTCCTGACCAAGTTGCTTGCTGCCATGAAGGGTGACAAGTGGTACAATAACACTGACAGCAGCATTGACTACTTCGATACTGCTTGGTACAACGATATCAAGATTGGTGAGTGGAACAAACCTGTGGAGATTTTGTAATGGATAAGATTGACGCACTAACGAAGACTCTGATGGGTGAGAAGACTGAGAAGGTGGCTGTGATACACGCTGCCTTTGAGGATGCTCCTGCTACGGTTGCATTTGTTGAGATTGAGGCAGCACTACCCCTACGGAAGAAGTTGGAGATTGCATTCGTCAAGACCAACACGATTACCGAAGCATGGTGGCGCAATGATGGTGTCACCTATATCGGCACCGCACCCACATGTCGCAGCACAAGCGTTGGTGATATGGTCCTTGTTGGTAAGGATAAGTATGTGTGTAATATGAATGGTTGGAAGACCCTTGATGGAGAAATTGTGAAATGATTAAAGCACTACTGATCGTTGCTTCGTTGAATGGTGGTGGTGATTATAGGGTAGAGATGCCAACAATGGAGTCTTGTCTGGATATGAGATCATCCATAACGAAACAGGACAACACATTAAAAACCCTGTGCATTCCCAAAGAGGACGATAGTGACAAATTTAAGGCGTTCCTTAGTATGTTTACTGAAATGGTTAGAGAAATGAAAGAGATGGAGTCAAATGACAAACTTGGAAGTGTCAACAACGGAGAGGCGAATAGAAAATGCAATGACAGCTCTGCAAAATGTTAAGTCTTGCTGGGGTAAGCAATACTGGGATAATGTCCTTGCATATCTGCTAAGACAAGCAAACCGATTGAACTAAATAGAATTATGATTAAACTCACAGATACAGCAAGAGACTATCTCAAATCAGTCAGCAATGGCGACTATGTATCCCTCGGCGTAAAAGGTGGGGGATGCTCTGGTATGCAGTATGTATGGGACTTCTCCAAGAACTGGCCAGACGTTGATTGGTCAGACCCTATTGACGATGTGCTGGTGGTTGACCCAATGGCAGAGATGTTCGTATTGGGGTCAACGATTGACTATGTATCAGAACTTGGGGGTAGTTTCCTCAAGATTATCAATCCAACTGCAAGCAGTAGCTG